CGTTAAACCTCATACCTCCACCCCACACTTCAAGCAGGTGTCAAAGAACATCCCCCGGTCTATCTCGTGGTCGCAGAACAGCACGTCGCTGGTGGCCGCGAAGCGCAGGCCGCAGGGGTGACGGAGCACCCACACCGCGCCGCCGATGGGCGACAGCGCGATCTGTCCCGCCACCCACTTGTCCGGCGTGATGGCCGCCAGCCGGCGCAGGGCCTCCCCGTAGCCAGCAGCGCCATCCAGGGAAAAGGGCATCGCATCGTCCAGCTCCGCCGACAGCACCGCGTCCACCTCCTCCCACGGCACCGGGCATCCGTCCAGAACAGCGGTCAGGTCGCCCTTCACGATCTGCACCGGAGCCAACAGCACCGCCCCGTGGCTGGCGGCGATCACATGGCCGAAGGCGCGGTACAAATTCCCGTCGCCGGAGAACGGCGCCATGGCGGAGAGGTGCAGGAAGGCGTCGCCCTGGGTAGCGTTGCGGGGGCGGAATTTATCCATCACGCCACCCCCTTTCGCTTCACCAGCTTCGGGTGCACCCACATCGCCGCCACAATGCCGCACGGCCCGCCCAGCAGCGCCGCGCATATTTGCACCGCGTTCGCATCGGGAACCAGGCGCCACAGAAATATCTGCGCCGCCCCGATGCCAAAGCTGGTAAAAATCGCCGCCACATAGTGGCCGCCCGCCACGTTCTTTTGCTGGAACCCAAGCAAAAACACGGTGCAAAACGCGCTCCCAAACAACGCCGCCTCGGTCATCGCCCCCGCCTCCCGTTCTGGCACGCCTTGCACATCGAATTAAGCCCGTCCAGGCTGTCAGCCTTGGCGGAGAAGAACTCGGTGTCGGCGGGGAAGGACTCTTTGCAGGTGGAGCAGCACTTTTCCAGGCCCAGGTCGGTGAAGTGCATCTTGCCGATGTTCAGGCGCTGCTGGAGGATCACCGGGTGGATGGCGGGGCAGTAGTAGGGGGAGATCATGCGGCCTCCACCAACAAATCCATCAACCGTTGCGGGTTTTCGTACCCTTGTAGGTTGATATAGAAGGGCGTCTTACCTTCCTCTTCCACCTTGATGCCGTGCTCCACCCTGTCGCCGGCCTCATTTGCGGACACCACGGCGCCTTTTTTCAAAGCGTTCGCGGTAACGATTTCCAGCATTCGGAGCAGGCGCTGGTCGTCCTTGGAATAACACCCTATCCACAAAGAAATGGTGGCGTTGTGGGAGTGGGGGCAAACATGTGGAAGGACCGCTATCCCGGCACCATTCAACTCTTCCGCCAACGCCTCCAGTTCGTCGATCTGGCCGCGATGCTTCTCCAGAACGGTCATGTCGGAATAGAACCTGCGGGCCAAGTCGGCGCATTCTTTTTCGAACAGTTTCATGCCCCGGCCCTCCTCTCCTCATACCGCCGCCGCTGCCTCGCCACCGTCATCCGCCCGTGGCCGTCCACCTCGTCCAGGGAGCGCTCCAGCTCCTCCCGGCTCACCCCGGTGTAAATCCCGGTGCTGGCAATGGAGCGGTGCCCCAGGGCGGCCTGGACGATGCCGCGGGGGTCGTGGCTGGTGGTATGGGCCATGATGTTCATGGCCCGGGTGTGGCGCAGCCAGTGGGGGCTGGCGTCTTCCGGCAAGCCGGCGGCCAGGGCCCACCCCTTGAAGCGCTGCTGATAACCCCGCACCGTCATGGCCTCCCCTTTGCGGGAGATCACCAGGGGCGCGTCCGACCGGTCGGCGTAGCCCAGGGCGCGGCGCACCGCCAGCAGGTCGGTCAGCGCCTCCCGCACCGGCTGGGTGACGCGGACGGAATGGTCCGCCCACTTGCCCTTGCGGTGCTCCCGGGGGATGAACAGATAATCGGTGCGCAGCGCGTCCAGGGCGTCGCCCACGGTCACCCGGGAAAACTCCCCGATCCGCATCCCGGTGTGGATCAGGCAGCGAATCCAGGCGTCATCCCGCTGCGCCTGGATGTCCTTGAGACTGCCCACCGTCTTGAGCAGCCGGCGCTGCTCCTCTTCCGTCAAATACCGTTTCAACATCGCTCGCTCCTTTTTCAAACCGGGCATTCACCCGTGCACCACCGACAGCGCCGCGAAGAAAACCGCCAGCGCCACCAAAGCCAAAAACCAATCCCGTGCCGTGCCGTTCATAGGGCCCCCAGCAGTTCCCGCGCATCGCCCACCGCCAGCGCCATGCCGTCCACATCGCCCCGCTCCTCCAGGGCCAGCACCTCGTCCAGCTTGTCAAGGAAGGCAAAGCCCACCTCCGCGTTCAGCCGGCGGCCGGAGTCGAACACCAGGTCGCAGCCCAGGGCCTCGCCCTGCCGGCGCAGATCAGCCAGCGCGCCCTGTCCTGACGGGGTACAACGGTGGATGTGCATAGCCGCCTCCTCAAAAATAGGCGCCGGGAGCCTTCACCCCGCCCGGCGGCGGGTTTCACAGGGAGGAACCGCGAAGGCTGCGGGGGTTTCCTCGGTTGCGTGTCGGGTGCCGGCCTCTCCCGGCTTGTCGCGGCGCTTTCGTCCCACCGTTGCGGCCTGTATCGCTCTCAGGCTGCGCCCCGTCGCCTGACGGGGTATTGCCCCTCAACCGTCCACCATGCCCCGGATGCGCTCCATGCCCTCGGCAATGGCGGCGATGAACTCCATGCCCTCCTTGCGGATGCGGGCGTAGTCCTTGGCGTCGAAGCGCCGGCCGCCGGCCAGGCCATCGTGGAAAGCGCGGAAGAAGTCCCCCCCCTCCATGTTGATGCGGGCCAGCATTTCGATCAGGGAGGCATCGGAAACGGTAGAAAGATCGGGCACCGGGAAACACACCTCCCCCACCGTCGACGCGAAGGCCCGCAGAATGCGCTTGTCGCCGGTCAGCACCGTCGCCAGCACGGCATCGGCCAGGGTCGGCTTATGGTGGGTGGAATCGGTGGGATTGGCCTTGTTGTACAGCACCCCCGCAGACACCCCCATCCGGGACGCCAGCTTCTGGACGCCGTAGTCATGGACCACGCGGTAAAACGCCTCTTGCACGTCGGGCGGAATGCCCTTGTTCTCCGGCACGGTGAAACCTCCGCAACAATTAATCTTTTATCGCTTGCGGGGTTGCCGGATGATGGACTTGCGAGTGAGTCCATCCTGTTTTCCGACAGGACCCCAGGCCGCCCGGCGCGTCAACGCCGGGCGGCTTTTTACTACGCCGCCTTACGCCTCTCCCGCCGGGCATCCGCCGCCAGGCTTTCCGCCAGGCGCTTGACGATCTCGGTGTTACGGCTGCGCCCTGCCTTGCGCGCCGCCTCGGTGAGGCGGGCGATCATCCCGGGCGGGAAACGAATAAGGGTTTTCTCTGCATCTCTAGAAACGATCATGTGCTACCACCTTGTACTTGCAATGTGGTAGCACACTACCATTGTGACTATACCCTGTCAAGAGGCGATGTGGTTACACTGTGCTACCTATGAGTAGAGCTTTTCCGCAAACCGGCGTCCGAATGCCGCCAGAGCTGAAGGAACGGCTGGGCCGGGAGGCCGAAATAAATGGTCGCAGCCTGAATGCGGAAATAGTGGACCGCCTGAGAAAAAGCCTGGAAACCCGCCCCCCCTTGTCCCTGGTGGGAGAGGGCTACCAAGCCCAGCAGCCACGGGAAGGCTACGACGCCATCACCGACATCGAGCGCCAGCTCCTCACCATCTTCCGCCGCCTGCCGGTGGAAAAGCAGCTGGCCCTGCTGTCGTTGTTCAAGTAAGGGGAGGACTATGGATGACAGCCAAAAAATGACCGTCGACGCCCATTGCCGCTGCTGCGACAAGACGTATCCCCACACCATTGAATGGTCAGTGGACGGCGAAACGTCCTCGGTGCGCGCCACCTGTTCATCGTGCCGGGCCTCCGGCTCATCCGTGATCGAGGCAACGCTTTACCGGTCGTTTGTTTGCAGTCGCCCTTCCCAGTCCGCCCTTATGGCTGGCATGGCCGCCATTCAAGACGCGCTCGGTCATGCCAAGGTCGAGCATGGATAAGTTGTGTTTTCTCAACTCCCACCCAAGCAACCGGATCAACCTTCTGCCGTTGGAGGATTGAATATCGCCGGTCAATATGGACTGCATTAGTTTTAGCGCTCTGATTTTGTGTCGCATCTTTCCTCCATTCGGTAAAAGCGTGTAGGTGGATTAAACCATGAACGAGTTCAAGCAAAAGCTGGCCCATCACGTGGAGCACATCCGCAACGTCGGGCCCCACTGTTCCACCGAGGAAACCACCAAGCAGGCCCTGATCCTCCCCCTCCTCGACATCCTCGGATTCAGCCCGTTCGACCCCCTCAAGGTGCGGGCCGAATACAGCGCCGACTTCCCCGGCGTGAAAGCCGCCGAGCGGGTGGACTACGCCCTGTTCTCCCACGATGCCCCGGTGATGTTCATCGAAGCCAAGGCCTACACCGCCAACCTCACCAACCACAGCCCCCAGCTGGCCCGCTACTTCAACGCCACCCCGGGCGTGAAGATCGCCGCCATCACCAACGGCCGTGAATGGCGCTTCTTCACCGACCTGAAGCACCAGAACGTGATGGACGATTCCCCCTTCCTGGCCGCCGACCTGCTGGACCTGGCGGACGGCGCCCCGGAGCAGCTGGCCCGCTTCCGCTTCGACCAGTTCCAGCCCGACGCCCTGCGCACCTTCGCGGAAGACAGGATGTACCTCGCCGCCTTCCGCGACGCCATCGAAAAGAGCCTGCGGGAAGTGGACCCGGAATTCGTTCGCTTCGTCGCCCTCCAGGCAAACCTGGAAGCCAAGCTCACCGGCAAGTTTCTCGACTCCATCACCCCCCTGGTGCGCCAGGCCGTGGCGGAGGCGGTAAGCGGCATGGTGGTCACCGGCCTGAGCACGCCCCAGGCCGCCGCGCCGGACACCCCCCCCGCCGCCGCGGCGGAGGAAGCCCATCCCGACAACCCACGCATCGTCACCACCGCAGCCGAAAAGAAGCTCCTGGAGCTGGCCCGGGCCATGCTGGGCGGCATCGTCCCCGACGACGACATCCAGGCCAAGGACACCGAGAGCTACTACGCCATCCTCTACCAGGGCAAAACCAACCGCTGGCTGCTGCGCTACGCCGGCGACCGCAACCACCCCGTGGCCCACTTCCCCATCGACCTCACCGCCGACGACGAGGCCAAACTGCAAGCCATCGGCCTGGAGCGCGGGTCCGGCAACAGCGTGGCCCTGGAAAAACCCGAGCACGTCACCCGCCTGGGCTGGCTGCTACTGAAAAGCCTGGACTATTGCCGCAACGACGAGAATTTCAAGAAGGGGAAAGGCGATGCGCCGGCCGCTTAACTAGCCGGCCCCTCCACACTCCGCCCGCAATGCCCCGGGTCCACCCCATCCAGCACCCGGCACAGCCAGCACCCCCACCGCTTACCCGCCCGCCGCGCCTTCTCCGCCCGGCTGGAAATCGTCTGCACCTCCCCATCGTTCGCCGCCGCGTTCGCCAGGCGGTCGTAGGCCAGGGCGATGGTCCAGGCCCGGGCCGGATGGGTCAGGATCGCCCAGGCCATGCGCACCGCGGCGAGGAGTGCGGCCACCTGGCACAGCAGCCAGATCAGGGCGAGCGCGCAGTGGGTCATGCCAGAATCTCCGCCGCCCGTCCCGCGCCGATCAGGGCGGCGGTCTCCAGGGCCTGGACTCCGGCCACGGTGTGGGCGTCGTCCAGGTCCACGCTTTCCGCCGCCATCAGGTCGTCGAGCCAGGCCCGGATTTCCGGTGTGGTGTCGGCGGCGGCGTAAATGGAACCTTTCTCCGCGGCGGTGAAGCGGTTGCGGAACTGCAGCCGGGTCAGCAGGCGCGGGGTCGCCGCCGCCAACGCAAAGCGCCTCTCCGGGTCAACGTAGAGCGTCCCGCCGGCCAGCCAGCCCTTCTCATTTTCCAAATAATCAATCGCGTCATCCTCAACAAGCAGCACCGTCCCGTCGTAGAGCTTCATGGCTTACTCCAATCCCAACAAGGTGGCAGAATTGCAGATCACCGTCCCGCGCGGCCCGGGCACCTCCGCCGTGCGGCCATCGACCCACCCCCCGGCGGCGAAGGACTGATTAATCACGTGGCAGCCCTGAGTTGCCACCCGCGCCACCTGCCCATCTGTCCCGGCGTTGAGGGCCACGCCCAGCACGGATTTGCGCGCAACGTGGTAAACGCCTAAAGAAAGATAAGGGGACACATTGTCTTTGAGCGACAGAAAAACGGTGGCGTCCGCCGTGAGAACGGCGGCCACGTTGGACAATGCATCCGTCCTCGCCGTCCGCAGTTGCACCGGCGTGCCGGTGGCCACCCCCAGAGGCGAGCAGGTAAAGAGCCGGGCGTCGTAATAGGCCCCGTCATACGCCGCACGGACGAAGGCGAAGCCCGCCGCGCCCAGGGAAAAGGCGTAAATAGCGCCGTTTGTGGACGGGGCAATGCCGCCGCCATCCACCGTTTTGACGGGCAACAACCCGCCGCCGGAGGCATCGAACGTCGCCAGCGACGTGTTGCTCGACGAGCCGAGCCCGGCCACCGCAAACCCGCCGCCGGCCAGGGCCATGAGCTGCGGCATCAGTCCACCCATGAAGGCGCTCGACCATAGGTCAACGACCTTAACCAGGGCGTTGGCGGCGCTATAGACGTGGAGGTCCGGGTAGGAATCCGCCGCGCCAGGAGTGGCGAACACCACGTTTCCGCCGTCCAGCTCCACCACGCCGCCCTCCGCGTCGCCATTGCTCAACGAATTGCCGGTGTTGACCAGCGTCGTGACCGCCCCCAGCAAGACCCCGCCGCCGGTGTAGCGGGCGAACTTATAGCCGGCAGTAGCAACGGTTCGACGGTAGGCCACTACGAAATCCCCATTGGCGCAGCCCAGGACGGCCAAATAAATCGGGCTCGCCCCCGCCTCCACCACCGTGGCGCCGCCCTGCAACACCCCGGCGGCGCTGTAGCGGGAAAAGGCGCAATCATTGGTCGTCCCCACGGCGTAGGCCAGCACCACGTCGCCCGCCGCCGTCACGGCGACGTTCCAGTGGATTATGCCGAACCCGACCAGCGCGGCCACCGTGGCCGCCGCCGCCACCACGGTGCCGTCGTTGGCGTAAAAGGCGATCTTCAGCGTGGTGCTTTCTGTCCATGCCACCACCAAGGTGGCGTCGTTGACGCGGCGCACCCGGTAACCATAGATGGCCGTGGCCGACGACACCGCGATGGGCGCCCGCCCATCGTCGCCCAATGGGCTATGAATGCGCAGGGTGAGCCCGGTGCTGTCGGCGGTTCCGTTTCCGGAATACGCCGCCGCCACGTTCCCGTCGGACAACGTCGCCATCCGGCTGCACGAGAACACGGAGCCGTAGCCATAGTTTGTCCCCAGCCCGAGGGAACTCAGCGCCGCCACCGCCGCCGGCCCCTGGGTGGCGTTGGCATTGCCGCCCACGCCCAGGGCGGCATTACACTTTGTTGCGAACCCTGTTTCCAGGAGGGCCATCAAATCCCCCGCAGCGAAGGCGCCGGCGGCCACGGCCCGCACCTCCCCCAGGTTTTCGGCGGAAAGGTAGCGCCCCATTATGCCGTCTCCTCAAACGCCGCCACCCGGGCGGCAATGGCGTTGCCGTCCGTCAGCAGGACGATGCGCTCTCCCTCCCCGATGATCTCGCCGGTGAGCTTGTATACCCCCCCCACCGGGAGCGCAATTTCCGGCTCGATGCAGGCGGCGTCGTCCGGCGTGGCGCTGGCGCCAACGTAGACTTTCAGGGTGGCGGCGGCGGTGCCGTAATTGACGGCGCTGATTGTGGCGGTGCGGACCTTGCCGGCCGGAACCGCGCCGGTGTCCTGGGCGATGCCGGCGGCCAGGGTGCCGGACCAGATTTTTCCAGAGGCCATGATGTCTCCTTACAGGTTGGCGAAGTAATAGGACCGGGCCGGGGCGGCCAGTTGCTGGTTGTCGATCTTGTCCCACCCGGTGCCGTTGTAGATGATGTTGTCATTGGGCAGAAAGGCTATCCCACCCATGCTGCCCCCCACGCTGATTTTGTAGAAATCGCCCAGGCCCAACGGGGCGGGGTAGCCCCCCCCCGAAGCGTCCCAGGTGCCCCGGTAGATCAGCTCGCCGGTGGCCGTGGCCAGGGCCTGCTGCGCCCAGTATTTGGCGCTTCGCCCGCCCGCCGCGTCCACGGGGCCATCCACATAATCCGCCCAATCTTTCGCGCTCCCCGATGTGCCGCGGATTTGAATGCCCAAGGCGTACTCCTTGGCTGAATACTCCACGCCATCCACGGTGCCGTCGGTCTTTCCCGCCCAATCCCCCGCCAAGGCGGCCTGGGTGGTAGCGGTGTCCGCCGACGCGGTGGCGGCCGATGCCTGGGCGGCCGATGCGGCGGCGCTGCTCGATGCGGCGGCGGCACTGCTCGATGCGGCGGCGGCGCTGCTCGATGCGGCGCCGGCCGCCGTCTCGGCGTCCGTCTTGTAGCCCAGCACCGTGGCCAACCAGGCCGCCGCTTCCGCCAAAAAATCCGCCACCAGCGGGAAAAACCACGTCCGGCTGCCGAAGTTGTTCATGTCCCGGGCGGCGGTGCCGTCGTCCGAATAGGTGTTGCCGTTGACCGTGACCTGGGTCATGTGCGCTCCTTTACCAAAAAACCAGCCTTGTGTGTCGCGTAAGCCGGATGGGTGATGGGGTCAAACTTGTCCAGGCGCCCCAAAAAGTTCCGCCGCACCGCATGTATTGCGTCATCCGCGTCGGGGATAACCAGCACCTCGCCGTCGCGGCCGGCGCGGATTTGCATGTCCAGCGCCTTGGCCAGGGCCTCGTCCTGGCTGAGCCAATCCAGGCGGAACTCGAAGGTGCGCCGGCCGGGCTGCGGGTCGAAATACTCCACCCCGCCCGGGGTGCGGCTGACGCGGGTGTTGGGCTCGTAGCCCAGCCCGGCGCCGTAACTGTAGTTGTTCCGCGGGCTCCACGCCGGGGAGAGGAATAGCCTTGCCCCCTGCACGTACCCGTCCGGGTTGAGGGCGTCGTCCACCTCCAGCCGGTAATGGAGGGCGGTGCTGGTCGCCGGAAAAACGTGAATCAGATTGGCCGGGTAGGCGGCCCGGTCCTCTTCCGGCATCTTGCCCCACCAGAAATTCACGTCCTCCCACATCAGGACCTCGTCGGTGTACACGCTGGTCCAGCGGTCCAGCCAGCCCGAGTCGTAGACCAGGGCGCTGAAATCCTCCACGTTCGCCGCCGTCACCCGGTATTTGGCGAACGTTGATAGGTTGTCCTTGCACCACGCCAGAATCCTCACCGGACGGGGCGCATCCAACGCCACGGCAAACTGGGTGGACGCCAGGGCCAGGTCGGCGCTGCGGGAATAGTCGTCCAGCTCCCGGGTGAGCATGGCGTCCCGGGGCATGGTGGCGGACCAGGCGCCGCCGCTCAGGCTGACCTTGTCGGCCAAGTTGGGGAAACCTATCATCACGTTTTGCATGTCACCCCCACACCGTCACCGTAACAATGCCCTGGCGATAATCGCGCTCCAGGCCAAGCACCCGCCACAGCTTTCCGGACAAGCCATAGCGCGGATGATCGACGGCCGCCACGGCGCCCACGTCCAGGGCGGCGATCTCGGCGGCGGAGAGCCGCGCCTTGATGCGCCAGGACTGCCGCGGCACCCGGTAGAGCGCCAGCAGGCGGTCCGCTTCCGCCTGTGCCCCAACGGCGTCGGCGTAATGGCTGTCCACCGTCACCTCCGCCGCCGTGGGCCACGGGGTTTTCACCGCCGCGTCGGCGGCGGACGCCACCCGATATTCCTCCTTCGCCCAGGCGCGACGCGCCGCCGGGGCGCTGTTGTCGATGTCCTCTTGCGTCGGGGAGTAGTTGAGGTCGTACCGCACTTCCGCCCGCCAGGCGGGAAGGCCTCGGTCCGTATCGCTGGTCAACACTCGCTCCAGCTCCAGGATGCGGCTCTGGCGCAGGGTCACCCCGGCGGCCCCGGCTGGCTCCTCCAGCCGGCGCAGGTGGTACACGCCCAGGGCGTCCGCCCACCAGTAGGCCCCGGCGCCCTGGGCCGCCTCGTCCAACAACTGGTGCACCGTGCGGGTGTCGCCGCAGGGCAGGTGCAGTTCGATTTCGGCGGCGTTGGCGGCGTCCAGCGCGGCCACGTCGGCGGCGTCTATCATCCCCGCCGCCACCCCGCCCCGCTGGATCAGCAGCGACCGCCACACCTGGGCCGTGGTGCGCTCGGCGGCGGCCGCCCAGGTCACGTCGCAGGTCAGCATCCCGCTGGGTGGAGTGCCCACCCTGAAATAGGCCCCCGCCGACGTGTTCCACGCCCGGAAGGTGCCCGCCGCCGGGGCGGTAGTCTCCATTTCCTCCTGGCTGGCGTAGTCCGCCCCCGGCGTGTACGCCACCTGGCGGTCATACACCCCGCCGATGGCGTACACCGCGCCATCGGCCGCCTGGTACAGGTCCAGGGCGGGATTGACCAGGGCCGGCTCCACGTTGCGGCTGGTGCCGCCGACGCCGCAGGGCTTGCCCTTGCCGGCCAGGTCGGCGGCGCCCTCCAGCCCGCCGGTGCCGGCATACAGGACGGACTGGGCGGGCTTGTCCAGGACAACTTGCCCGTCCCGCAGGCGCAGCAACACCTGGTCCAGCCCGGCGTCGGGCTGCTCCATCACGCCGGCAATCACCGCCGGGTAGCCAGCGGGGTAGGGCGCGCCCGCCTCCCCTACCCGCACCGTGACGGCGCGGCCGGCCAGGGCGTAGGCGGAGGACAGGCCATCCAGCGCGCCGTCGGTGTTGTCCAGGGCAATCGGCCCGGCGCCGGGGCGGGACGCTCCCCGCGTGCCACGGCCGTCGAAGGCCGCCACCGCGAAGGCGGACTCCCCCTTGACTCGCGGCCAGTAGCGCCGGTCGGCCGGCGTGTCGGCACGGCCGGTGGCGAATTCGGCCGACGCGAAAAACAGGGTCTCCTCCAGCCCGGAGGACAGGTTATAGGCGACGGCTTCCACCAAATAGATCAGCCGCGTCATCCGTTGGTCCCGGTGCGGGCGATGATGGCGGCCCGTTCGCTGTTGGCCAGGCGCCGCTCCAGGGCGTCCAGCCGCTCGATCTGCGCCCCGGCGGCGGCGCCACGCTGGCCGTTGGCGGCCCGCAGCTCGGCCAGCACGTCCCGCAACAGGGTCGCGATTTCGCCGCCATCGACCACCGCCGCCCGGGTATCGGCGGCGGACAACACCCGCACCGGGGCAGGAGAATAAATCAGTTCGGTTCCCGCCTCGCCTGCGGTGAACAGGCCGTCGGCGACGCCGCCTGAGGCGTAGCCCGGGATGCCGTGGGCCCTGGCATACGCGACGGCCCTCTCGGCGTCCGTTCCTCCGCTCCCCACCGCGGCGGCGATGAAATGGGAAAGAAAGACGTCAACCCCGGCGCTGTCCCGCACCCCGGACGAGGAGAGGTAGGACTCCCAGTAGTTCGCGCCGGATTCTCTCGGCGCGCGCCCCAGCACTTCGGTATACGCGGAATACGTCAGGTTTCCGGGCGAGATCAGGCCGAACCGCCCCTCGTCCATTCCGTACGAAACGCCGTTGGCGACAATGCCGCTCCCGGTGGGAGCGGAGGCCACGCCCACCCCGGCCAGGGCCGCGCCGGTCTTCGCCGCGTTGTAGGCGCGCAGCGCCTCGTCAATCGAGGTGACGCCGACGTTGATGTCACCCAGAGAAGCCAGCTGCCTGCCCAATACGGCCAGCTGGTCCTGGGAGATGCGGGCATGGCGCTCCGCCACCGACTCGGTGCTCTCCAGCACATCCTGCACGCGCCAGAAATCCGAGGCGTAGTCCGCAGAACTGGCGTTCCATGCCCTGCTGGCGCCGAGGAACGACTGCGCCATGCCGTCCAGTTGTTCCATCGCCGCCGTGTCCCCCAGCCTGGCGCGGGAGGAGACGGCATCGAACTGGCGCCGGGCCTCCTCGTACTTCGCCTGGACGCCCAGGGGAGAGAGGTCTCCCAGCAGCAGGGAGGACCGCAGCCGGCTCAAACCATCGGCCAGCCCGAGCATCTTGTCGGCCAGCGCCTGTTGCGCGTCCATCTCGCGCTGGTAGGCGCCCGCCAGGGCGTCCCGCGTGGACTCCACCAGCCGCAGCGCGGCGGATCGCTGCTCTTCCAGCGCCGCGGCGGCCTCTTCCGCCGTGGGTTTGATGCCCCCCAGCGTCTCAGCCAGCTCAACGATCTTGTCCGCCGACCATCCGGCTTGCGCTGCCAGGTCGGCCAGCCCTGGCTTGATGGCGTTGAGGATGATTCCGTAACGCTCGACAAATATCTGCTCGTCCGCTTGGCTTTGCGTCCACTCGGTCCACTCCGGGCCGAAGCCCACCGAGGTGGGCTTGTCCGCCTGCAGGGCGGCGGTGACGGCGGCGATCTGATCGGGAGACAGCAGCGCGGCAATCCGGTCGTCCAGGGCCTTGAGGGAGTCCTGGAACTGCACTACCGACTCCGTGCCCTGGCCGAACCATTTGTTGTTCGAATAGACGCTCATTGGCCCGAACGCCGAGGTATCGGACATGGAGGCCTTTTCTCCGATACCGTACTGATAGACGGTGGCGCTGCGTTCGGCCGGGCCATCGTCGCCGCCGAACAGGTCGCCACCCAGCAAGGAGGACACGGCCAGAGCGCCGCCTACCCACGGCAATGCCGCGCCCAAGCCGGAAATCAACCCGCCCCCCGCCACCCCGCCGGCCTCCATCGTCGCCGCCAAGCCCGCCGCGCCGAATCCCCCGGTCTGCGCCGCCAGCATCGCCCCCGCCTCGCCGCCGAACCCGGCCAGGCCGTAGGCGGCGGAAGTGCCCATCAGGCCGCCGCCGTTGAACAGGCTGGACGCATTGGAGGCCAAGTCGAACAGACCGCCCGTCGATCCCCCCGCGCCGAATGTCGGCAAACCCAACATCCCCGCCGCCTGGGAATACACCTGGAACACCACCGGCTTGAGGGTGGCCTCGTACACCGCATTCAGCAGCGCGGATTTCAGCGTCTCCCCCAGGCGCTTGAAGGTGTCCTCCCCGTGCGTCCCCCAGCCGGTGAACATCTCCCGTGCGATGCGGTCGGTTTCCTCCCACCCCTTCTTGAACTCCGCGAAATTCGCCTGGGCGACCTTCGCCGCCCGCCAGCGGTCGTAGGCCGCCTCCATGTTTTGGAGCACCCCCTCAAGCCGCGCCCTGTCGTCGGCGTTCATGGTGGCGTAGGCATCCCGGGCGGCGTGGATAATCAATATCCACTTCTCCGACTCCAGGTCGATCTGCGCCCGTGCCCGCGCCTGGTCGTCCATCAGCATGTCGGCGTTGAGGCGGCGGGTTTCGTCGGACAGGGTTTGCGCCCCGCCCACCAGGGCCTCGTAGCGCTCCGTCGCCGCCTTGCCCTGCTCCTTCGTGATCTCCGCGTCGGTTTCCGCGTTGTGGCGCCGCGCCTCCGCCTCCGCCTCCAGCAAGGCCAGCTCCTGGACCTTGGCCTGGAGGACGGCCTTGTGCTGTGGCGTCAGCTTATAGCGCCCCTGCTCGATTTCGAGCAGCAGCTTCTGGGCGTCCGAAAGTTTTTCGGTCTGCCCGGATTCGATCACCAGTTGGGCGGTTTTTTCCCGGATGGACGAAAGCAGTTTTTCGTAGTCGCTCTGCGCCTTTTTCCCCCCGGAAGCCACCTCGCCCTGGGATACCGCCAATTTCTGGTGCTGCCCCGTCAGGTCTTCCATGGCGCGGGAATATTCCATCGCCCCGATCTCGCCGCGCTTCAGGTACTCGGCCACCTTTCCGGCGTAGGCAATTACTTCGTTCTCGCCGAGATTTCCCGCCTTGCGCTGGTCGCTTCCCGCCTTTACCAGCCTCTCAATATCCTCCACCGCCTGACGATGGGCGTCTGAAACCTCAAACTGCTTCCTCATCCCCTCGGCGAACTTGAAGCCGAACTTATCCAGGTTGGCAAGGGATTGGGCGTTGGCTTCGTTGACGAACCGCTCCCGCTCGTCGAACGCCTGCTTGATGGCTTCGCGGTTCACCCATAGGCCAACGAGCCCGCCGCCACCGGCGGCCATCGCGTTGCCGACACTTCCCGCCGTTTGCACGGTCTTCATCAGCACCGCCAGGCGCGTGGCGACTTCGATCACCACCAGCCTGAAATTATTGAGCGCGTCGGCACCATAGGCCATCACCATGGCCAAATCACGCCCGAATTCCCGCAAATCGCCCTGCTGCTGGAGGCGCTTGGCCTCCTCCGTGGCGCCCTTCAACCCGTCGGTGTAACTGGTCACCGCGCCCACCAGGGCATCGTTGAACGCCTCCCCGAGAATCACCTTCAGATCCTCGTGATAACGCGCCAGGGACGACATCTGCTTGCCCGCCGTCCCCATGGCCGCCTCATAGGAGCCAGCGATGGTCGCCCCCTGCTCCATCACCGCGTTGGTGCGGGCCTGGACCTTTTCTTGTTCGGTGAGGGATTCGGCGCTCTTGCCGATCTGGCCGGCCAGCTTCTTGTAACTGTCCTCGAAGCTGACGTTGATGCCGATGGTGCGCAGCACGTCCACCTGGGCGGACTGGATGCCGTAGATCAGGCGGTTCAACGCCTCGGAGGAATTGGTGTTGCCGATCACCGCCGCGTCCTGGGCCACGCGGGCCAGCTTGGTGGCGTTGGTCAGGTCCATCTGGGCCTGCATCATGGCGATCACCGTCTGCCGGCTCTCCGTCATGGTGATGCCCATGGACTGCACATTTTTGGCGTAGGCGTCCACCTCCGCCTTGGAGTAGCCGGCGTTGCGCCCCACCACGTCCATCACCACGCCCAGGGTCTCGAAGCGGGCATTGAGCTGGGCCATGTCCCACGCCAGCTCGGCGGTCTTCCAGCCGACAAATGCGACGGCGGCGCGTTTCGCCACGCCCATCAGCACGCCGTCCAGCTTGGCGGCGGCGTCCTCCGCCTGCTTCATGCCACGGCTGCCGTTGGTGGCGGCCCGGTCGGCGTCGTTGAACGCGCTGGCCATTTTGTTCAGGTGCGCCTGGGCCTCCGCCATCTTGGCGTTGAACCCGGCCACCTCCGCCGTGATGTCAATCTTGACCTGATTGTCCGCCATCGCCCTTGTGCATCCCTTCCAGCGCCTTGCCCTCCGCCGCCTTCAGCAGCTCCAGGGAAAACGCCAGGTCAAACCCCTTGTCGTCCACCAATCGGATGAAGGGGCCGTAATCCAGGCCCACCGCGCCCCCCATCCCCACCCGCCACTGGGTGCTCACCAGCTCGTACAACTCCCAGATTTCCCGCTCCCATCCCAGCAGGGGGGGCAGATCGTCCGGGTGGATGTCCCGCCCCGCCTTCCGCATGGCGCGGAGATACCGCCATCCGATGGCGGTTTCCCACGCCGCCCGGGCGGCTAGGCGTTTTTTGCGGCGCCGATCTCCAGCTCGATGAACTCGCCCTTTTCCTGCACCCGTTTCAGCAGGTCCGGCATGACGATTTCCGCCAGGTTCTCGCCGAAGGCCAGCTTGTTTTCCTTGGTGCAGGCGATGGCTTGCCCGTTGTCCCCCACCCCCTCCCAGGACAGGATGGCGAAATCGGCCACCAGGCCGTTGTATTTCACGAAGTCAAAGCGCCCGCCCTCGTCCGTGGATTCGCGCATCAGGCGCGCCCGGTCAGCGGGGAGCAGAGGCCGCAACACAAAAGCCGCCCCGGATTCCTCGTGGGTGAAAGGGATTTTTTCGTTCTTCGGATGAATCAGCAGCATTTGCTCGCTCCTTGTTGAATGGCACTCCCGCCGTGGCGGGAGGCTTAGGTGGGGTTAAAAACTCAGTATGCCGCCACGTCGTTGGTCAACGTGACCAGGGGCAGGGTGCCGGCGGTGTCCCGGTGGGCCATCCACTCCAGGTCGGCGAAGATGCCGCTCTTTCCTTCGATCGGAATCGACTTCTCCACGAACTCCACGTTGGGGATGTCCCACACCAGGCTGAACACGTCCGACCCCACCGCCGCCCGGCTGCCGATGCGCAGGCGGGAGCTGGTGCCGGCCAGGGCCAGGGCGTAGGCCCCCGCCCCGTCGAAGGCCGCCTGGACCGTGCCCTTAATCAGCAAATCCTCCTGGGTGATGAGGCCGTAGCCGGTGTTGGCGGCGATGGCGGCCCGGTCGTCCTTCACCGTCAAGCGTCCATTCATCTGGTTGCTGATGTCGATCTTGCCCCCGGTGAGGGAGCCCAGGCTGGCGTCCACCCCGTTCCACAGGGCGCCGCCGCCGCCGCAGGCCCGCACCGATTGGTAGCTGGTGGGCGCCGCGTCGAAGGCCGCCGCCTCCGTGCTTTCCACCGCCCCGATCAGGCCGCAGGAAATGCTCTGCTCCTTGGCGCCGATGTCGTAACCCAGGGTGTTGAGCTTGGTCCCCAGCAGGCGGTAATACTTGCCGATGTCGGTGAAGCCCGCCTCGAACAGGGCGGACGGCCGGTCGGTGAGGGTGATGGGAAAGGCGTGGGTCTTCAGCGTGGCGCTGACGTTGATGTCCGCGTCGCTCTTGTCCGTCACAGGCAGGGCGGAGGCCGCTACCGTCACGTGCACGGAATGGGCGGCGGTGCCCGATTGCAGCGTGAAATAGCCCCCCGCCGACACATCCACCGCCGTGCCGGCGGTGGCATCCCCCTGGGCCTTCCAGTCCAGGGTGGTGCCGGCGGCGGTGAAGCTCAGGGTGCCGTTGCCGGCGGTGGTGCCGCTTTCCGCATAGTTCACCGTCACCCCGGTGACGTTGGTGGGCTGCTTGGTCACCGCCGCCTGGGCGGTGGGCACCCCCAGCAGCAGCGCCAGCAAATGGCCGATGCTGCGCAGGTCCAGGATGGATTCCAGCGTCGGCGAAAAAACCGGGTTGCCGCAGCCCTTCTTGCCCGGCAAGGGGGAGGCGGAAATGGACGGGTCGTCCACCTTCTGCGGATCGCGCCCAGAATTCCACTTGGTAAACGGCAGCTTGAACGCCGCCGCCGGGCTGGGCGGGTCGCGGAACGTGCTCTGGCGCTGCATCAGCAGCTGGGTCAGTGCCCCTTTGGCTTGAGACATGGTTTAGTCCTCCTGGTTGTCGAGCTTGAATTCAAACGCCGCCGCGTCGGGCCGCGACCGCAGCGCCCCCCATTCTTCGGTGGTCAAGGCTTGCGCCGCGCCCTTCACCCAGCGCCGTCCGGCGAACTGGATCTCCGGCGGCCCGGCGTGGTAGGCCACATAAATCAATGTGGCGGCGTCATTAATTTGTGTGCCGGCGCTTGCCGGCGCGGGTTTAGCCTTTGCCATCATTACCCCCTTGTTCGTCCATGTTCACCCCCACCAGCGCCGCGGCCCGGCGCTTGAACAGCTGCACCATGAAGCTCATCAGGGACGCGCTGCCTATCCCGGCCAGCAACGACATGGCCACCAGGTACGGCAGGTTGTCGGAGAAGGTCTTGTAGCCCATCAGGAAGATGATGGTTCCCAGCATCCCGCTGTTGAGCATGGCCGTCAGGAACTGGCGTCCGGTGATCGTCCCGCCCTCCCGCAGATGGGTGGCCAGCCCGGCGAAGGAGGAGCAGAAGAACACGATCATGCTCATCACCCACGGGTTCCGGTCCGCCTCCGCCATCAGCTTAATCAGCCGTTCCGGCATCGCGCCCCTCCTCGAAGTCGATCAGGGCGTTGAGCTGGGCGCGCTGTTCTGCGCACTGCTCCGCGTTGTCCACGTGGTTGCCGAGGACTTCATGGGCGCCAACCACACCGGCGGAGAGGGCCGCTTCATCAGCTCCGCCTGCGGCTTCGGACAAACGGCCGGCGAGGGCGTCGTTCCACAGGACGACAAAGCCAGCGTCAAACAAACAAGCATGGTGGTTCGCCACATGGTCAACCTCCTGTCGGATGGTGCGGTAAATAATCTTCTTGCGGCCCTGCTCTTCCAGCAGGTGGGCGGCCAGCTTGTCGCCACGCGCCTTCTCCGCCACGTAAACCCGGTGCGCCTGTTCGATGGCCGCAGCCTGCTTGGCCTGGTAGTGGTTGGCGGTGAGCTTCACCCCCGCCGACAGGCCGGCCAGCGATCCGACCAGCAGCGCCACCAGGATGGAACTCCAATTCCCGAAGAGAGAATTCATGGCTACCCCACAATTCCCGGCACATAAGGCGCCGCAGCGCTGGCCTTGGTCAGCACCTGACGGCGCGGTTCATCACTCTCCCGGGCAATCGCCACGTGCACCCAGCCGTATTCAAGAATCAACTGGTCGAAGGGCAGCCCCGAGGCGTAAATAGCCCGGGCCACCTCCACCGGCGGGCCGAACTCCGGGCACACGATGTCCGCCGCCCGGCCGTCCATGTGGGCGCTGCTCTTGCTCCCGCCCACCGCGGCGTTGACCCGGGGGCAGCGGTAGGCGCTGTTCACGTGCACCGGCAGGTTATCCAGCACGCCCCGCACCTGTTCCAGGAAAGCGGCGGTGCGCTTCAGGTTCGCCAGGGCCGGGTCGCTGGGGGTGTTGTCGTAGCCGTTGCGGGCCGCCCACTGGCTGGCGGTCAACTCGCCCAGGGTGAAATGCGCGCTCAGATTCATTCCTTCGCCTCCAGTTTCACGGCTATCCAGCCGTAGGGCGCGTCAGCCTGCCCGCTTTGCTCGAACCCGGTCATCACCAGGTTGCACAGTCCGGCCGGCAGGGCGCGCATGAGGGCCTTCACCTCTTCGGCCATTGCAAACTCAGCGTCCTCCACTTGCGACGGCGGAGTTTTTTCAGCCAGCTTGACCTGACCCACCAGCAGGATTCGATGCGTCCCATCCATCCCCTCCCGCCCGTTGTGGTTGGCATAGCCGCCCTCACCCAGGCTCACGATGGAGTAGATTCCGGCGGCCAGGTCTTCCTTCTTGCGATGGTCGAATTCCACCAGGTCGCGGGTCACCATCCTGGCCGGGTACGCCGCCGCCATGGTGGACTGGAGCAGCGCCACGCGATCCGCCGGGGTCACCCGAAAATCTCCTTCAGCCCGGCGGCGGTGCCTTCCCGCACCAGCTCGACAACCCGCCCGCCCGTGGAGACCATCGTCCGCTGGTCGAAGGCGTTGGGCTTGATGCCGCGCCGGCCGATGGCCCGGGCGATTACGAAAGCGGCCCGGTCCAGCGGCTTGCCGGAAAGGCCGGTCTTTTGCTTCACCCACTCCACCAGGCCTTTGGCGGTTCCAGGCTGTTTTCCGGGGAAGCGACCGTCCGCCACGTGGACCGCGTAGTTTGTCCCCGTCGCCACCTGGAAATGCAGAAATCCAACCTCCGCCACACCGATAGAGTCTTTCAGGGTAGAAAACGCCTTGGGTGCCTGACGACCCTCCTCCCGTGCCACCTCTTGGGCGGCGCGGTAAAGAAAGCGGCGTAGGTTGCTCGTCATCACATCCGGCGCCACGGCAAAAGCGCGGTCCACCGCGGCGGTGTCGATATGGACGCGGATTTCCGTCATGCCGCCGCCCTTTCGAACAGATCCATCAGCCCCTGGTACAGGGCGGCTGGGGTTCCGTTGCGCGGCCCGTTGGTGATGCCGTCCCGCATGGATACCGGCTTGCCCACATTGCGGGCCGCCAGTTCCTTCATCGCCTCCGCCTGTGCCCGCAAGATCAGCAGGCCCCGGTCGCCTTCGCGGATGGTGGTGTCGGCCGCGTCGGCGGCAATGGCGTGGCGGGCGAAGTAGAAATACTTGAACCCGGTGCCCAGCAGGGCGATCTGGTGCGCCGTGGGCGTCGGGTCCAGGTACAGCTTCAGCGCGCCGCCGATCTCCCCGGCGTACACGCGGGGGAGCTGGCCCGGCCAGGCTTTTTCCCACGGCTTGACGCCGCGCCCCTTCTCGCCCCACAGGTGGCACTTGAAGCCATGGAAATCCGCCGGGGCGGCGTAGTCGGCCTGGTCCGCCACCAGCAGCAGCTCCCCCACCAGGGTGCGGGGACGCACCCGGGCGAAATCCAGAGCGGCCAGGTCCAGGTGGCGGGAAAAGTCCCCGTCGTTGGCGGCGACGAACACCTCCGCGGCGTCGTTCAACGACGCCTTGAGGTCCGCCACCAAATCCGCCAACGACATGGACCCGGCCATGGTTTACTCTCCGCCCGCCTGGCGCTTCAGCATCTCGGCATCCACCGCTTCCAGCAGGGAAGAGCGGTTCTTGCCCGCCTCCTCGGCGTCCTTCAACAGGGCCAGGGTGGCGTCGGAAAGATCGGCCAGGGTCGCCTTGACGGTGTCCACCGTCCCGGCCAGGATGAGCTTCACCCCTTCCTCGGGGGCAATCTCCTTGCCCGGCTCGTCGGCCTGGGCTTCTTTGGCTTGGGCGGGGCGGTATTCCGGCGGCACCTGGTCGGCGTTGAAATGCCGGGTTTCCCCGGGCGGAATCATGGCCCCGCCCACGTAGATGGGCATGGCCGTGTTGTTGTGTACGGGAATCTTTTCCACGTTCTTCTCCTTGATGCCCCTCTCCCGCAAGCGGGAGAGGGGCTAGGGTGGGGGTGAATTACCGGTCAACCCGCGCCGTGCCCGAATACAGCACGATGCTGGTCAGCGCGGCCTTGAGCTGGGTGGGGGTGTGCAGGAAGATGAACTGGTCGCCGTAGGCTTCCTTCTTGCCGGTGAAGCGGCCGTTGGCGTCCTTCTGGTCCTGCATCTGGCCCATGGCCCAGGGCTTGGCCATGCGGAAGCGGGTCTGCCCGCGCTCGCCGACGATCACGCGCTGGTCGCCCATGTTCAGGCCGGGGGCGAAGGCCTTGAACTGAGGCACGTCCTTGATAAGCCCCAGGTTGCCGTCCATGGCCAGGCTGGAACCGTTGCGGGCGCGGCTCTCCACGAAGGAATCCGCCTGCTCCACCGAGGTCATCACCGTGCCGCTCATCAGGCCGAAGTTGCACATATGGCTGCGCTGGTCCTCGATCACCGACTTGCGCAGGCCGAAGCGGTACAGGAAGTCGTCCCACTTGGCGCCGATGGTGGCGCTGCCCAGGTCGGTGTCGAACTTGTAGACGTTGGTGGTGTAGGTGTAGCTGGCGACGATGGCGTGGGTGGCGGTCGGGGCGGAGGCCGCGCCGTCCTTGTCCACGAAATGGACCTCGCCCTGGTTGTAGTCCAGCCAGTAGTACAGGCCGGGGGCCTGGGTGCCGGTGCCGTCCCATTCGGTGATGGCCACGGCGTTGCTCTTCACCGTCACCCCGTACAGGGTGCTGCCCACCTGGCTGCCCTGGAGGTCGTAGATCGCCTTGGGGCGCACCACCGGGAAGTTGGTCAGGGCGAAGATGGACTTGATGCCGTCAGCGGTGGCCACGGCCTCGTCGGTGACGGCGGTGGTGGCGTACTGGTCGGCGGCGTTCAGCTGCTCGTTGAAGATCAGCGCTTCCAGGTCTTCGGAAATGATGCGGAAGGCGTTGCTGGTGTTTTCCGCCACCGCGTCCCAGTTCACCAGCTGGCCGTTGGCGGTCAGGTAGCGCAGCTCGTCGGACACTTCGAACGCCAGCTTTTGCGGGATCAGGTAGGCGGTTTCCATCGCCTGCTTCACCGCGGCGCGGGAGATGGCCTGGCCCTCGTACTTGCGCACGGCGGAAACGCCGGCCGCCGTGGTGTCACGGTAGGAGTAGGGAATCTGGGTGGTGGCGGAGAAGGCGGCGGTGCCGGCATCCACGAACTGCAAGCCCACCAGGCGGTACAGCGCCTCGCGCAACACCGTGCGCTCGAACGTCGCCGGGACGGCCACGTCCGAAACCAGGCTGTCACCGGCGGCCAGCATCTTGTGCTCGGCGTGGAGGCGGTGGCCGTTGGCGGCGTCGAAGGCGGCCAGCACCTTCTCCGCCAGGGCCTTGTTCTCGGCCTGCAACTGTCCGCCGGTGGCGGCGTAGCGGCGGCTGTCAGGCATGGCGGACAGGCCCAGGCGGCGGTCGGCGACATCCTGCAGGGCCTTCGCCTCGTTGGAGCTGTCCACCGAAATATGCACGCTGCCGGCGGGGAACTGGTAGCCCATGGCGGCCAGCTTCTTGGCGGCGGACACCTCGTTGCCGTGCTTGATCTGGGTGGCGGCCAGGGCCTTGATCTGGGCCTCGGTCATTTCCGGGGTAATCAGGTCCGCCACCTCGGCGGACAGGGCCTTCTTGGCGTCCTCCTCCAGGCCGGCTGCGGCATTGATGGTGTCGGACAGCAGCTTGAGGTTGGCGTCCTTCTTCTCCGCCAGCTGCTTGGAGGCGGCGGCTTCCGCCTCGCGCTCCTCCGCCAGCAGTTTTTTCACGTCGGCGGCGGACATGCCGGAAACGGAAAGCTGCAACGTGGCGGGCTGGGTGCCCTCGGCCAAGCGCTTGCCGATGGCCTCGAACTCGGCGGAAAGGGCGTCCGCCTTGGCCTCGTCGGCATCATCCGCCAGGGCCTTGTCGAAGGCCAGCAGAATGGTGTTGGTGTTGTCCTCGGCCAGCTTCATGGCCTCCAGTTTCGTGCGCAGCGCGGCGCTCTTCTTGCTTTTCATTGCGGAATTCTCCTCGTGAAGTAAGCGAACCAAATCGGGATGAATCAGCGTCGGCAGGTCGCCGGCCGCCTCGGATAATTGGATGGGGTCGAGCCGCTTGATAACGGGTCGAATGGTGAGCCCGGCCCCCAGCAGCACACATCCATGCACCTGGCCGGTTTCGTTGTCCTTGAATTTCTCGTGGTAATCGGCGGAAAGGTACTTGAAGCCCCGTTCCCGGATGGCCTCCAGCCCCCACGGCGTCCACTCCACCAGAGCGCGGAGCTTTCCGTCCTGAACGGCCAGCTTCTTGACCTCGCCCGCCGCGCCGTTACCGGGAAGGTGGGAAACGTCAATGAACACCCGTTGACCAAAGGCGTCCCGCTCGAAGTTGTCCACCATCGCCAGGAGCATGTCCCGGGTGATGGAGAACTCGCCGTAGCGCGGATCGGTGAACGTACCCGTCCGGGTAACTGTCACCCAACTGGAGGTCTTCCCCTCGTCCAGGGAAATAACACTCGCCAAACAGCGCCTTTTACCGGCTTGATCTTGATCTTGCGACAGGGACACGCGGCGGCCTCATGTGGGCGGCCAACCAGCGGGAAGGATGCGAGCGAGCAAGAAACCCACCGGCCGGCCAAACTTTAATCAGTCGGGGCGAGAATGCCGCCGGGCGGCGGTCTGAAACAAGGGGGGTAAATCAGACTGTTTGGGGTGGCGCAACAAAAAACCCGCCGAAG